AGTTAACTCTGTCGCACTCACTGGCTTTTGCACTGCGGCCACGCTAGAGCGCACCAATACCGCCCAAGACACCACAGTTTTTGGGAATGCTGCAAGGGTTTACAGTGCCACAATCGAGGACAACCAATTGACTTTGACTTTGTTCATGACATATGCAGCAGTTGAGGTGTACGCCACACTTGCAACACTTGTGGGCACACAAACCACTGTCATTGTGAAACCGACTCCATCAGCTGTTGGGGCAACGAACCCGAACTTTACCCTCACAGGTAGCTACTTGGAAACACTGCCAGTAATCAATGCGACATTGGGCGAAATCAGCCAGATTGACATTGTTTTCAAGGGCGGCGTGTACACAGCCGCAGTTGTCTAAACCAAAAAAAAGGAACCCGACATGAGAATAAAACTCAACGTAACCACAGTGGACGGCGCGTACAGCGTCACAACAACCATGGCATCTATTGTTGCTTTTGAACGCAAATACAAGATAGGTGCCGGGCAACTCGCCACTGATGTGCACATTGAATGGCTTGCTTATTTAGCCTATGAATCAGCGAAACGTGCGGGCATTGTTGTGCCCATAGTTTTTGATGACTACCTAGACCAAATCATCAACATCGAACCCGAAGATGCAGGTGCTGAAAACCCTATCCAAGGGGCACCTACCGGCACGCTCTAGCAGGTGTTCTAGTCGCTACAGGTTGGTGGCCCCATACAGTAGAATTTGACACAGATGACCTCTCGACAGTCATTAAATTACTTAATGAAAGTCGAAAAGGATGAGCACAAGCGCAACGCTAGAAGTCAAGGGAATCAAAGAAGCCCTGCGTGATCTCAACACCATTGACAAGAAACTGCGTCGATCTCTCACTGTTGAATACAAAGAAATTGTGTATCCAATGGTTAACGAGGCCATTCACTTGGTTCCTTCGAAAGCACCCATGTCAGGTTTTAATAGACGATGGATACCAAGAAGCAGTAGCAAACTCTTTGCGTCCCCCGGCAAAGAAGAAGTGCTCCCATGGAGTTTTCGATCAGGACAAATTAAACCGTTTATTTCTGGCAAGCGACCACGAGTTACGAATTACGGAACACAAAACCTAGCCACTTTTGGTATGCGCTGGTTAGGCAAGGGATCAGTTTTGTTTGACACTGCTTCCAATTCGACAACAAAACAGGGTGCACAAATGGTGCAAACCTTAAACGCCCGATTTGGTGGGCCGTCACGCGTGATGTGGCGAGCGTACGAAAACACCTCACTAGACATTCAATATGAACTACGTCAACTGGTTGAGAAAATCATGCGAGCTGTAGGCCGTGAAATTAAGGTGCGCCCCTAATGGCAATCAGTATCCCAATCATCACAGACTTCGATGCAAAAGGAATCAGAAAAGCTGAACGCGCTTTTGGAGAGATAGAAAAAGCTGGTAGCAAGGTTGGCGCTTCACTCAAGAAAGCGTTTTTACCTGTTGGCATTGCTCTTGGTGGGTTAGCTGTTGCCGGAGCTAATTTTGCTATGGCAGCTGCTGAGGATCAACAGTCTGCTGCGTTACTTGCCCGCCAGTTAAAGACCACAACCAAAGCTACTGATGCACAGGTCAAAGCCACTGAGGATTTCATTCTTCAAATGTCACTTGCTAACGGCGTGGCAGATGACGAGTTGAGACCAAATTTGGCGAAACTGACTAGGGGCACTAAAGACCTCAAAGAAGCTCAGAAGCTCTTAACGCTTTCTATGGATATCTCTAAAGGCTCTGGAAAATCGCTGGCCATTGTGACCGACAGTATCTCTAAGGCTTTGGGTGGCAACATGACCGCCCTATCGCGTTTGTCCCCAGAAGTAAAACAAATGGTTAAAGACCACAAAAGCCTTGACGATATCCTCAAGGTTTTGGGCACAACCTATGCAGGGGCAGCAACAACAGCAGCCGACACTTTCAAAGGTCGCATGGACAAACTCAAAATTGCCATCTCAGAAACCAAAGAAAGCATTGGCTATGCGCTGTTGCCTATCTTTGAAAAATTGGTGTCGTTCATCACCTCAAAAATTCTGCCAGTCATTCAGCGTTTCGTTGATTCAATTGCTGAAAAAGGACTAGGGCAAACCCTTAAAAACTCAGCTACTGATCTAGGTAACTGGATATTGAGCGCTGATGGTGCCACGGGTGCCGCGCTTGACTTTGGTGCAGCCATTGTTGTCTTGGCTACAGCGTTCAAAGGTTTAGCCTTCCTGTCAGGTGTGGCTTCAACATTGACTGCTGTTAGCGCTGCGCTCAGTGGTCTTGTTGGAATAGCGCCAGCATTAGGCGCAGCCGGATTAGGTGCCATAGCAACAGCCATAGGATTAATTGTTGTCAACCTTGCTGCACTGTTCAGCCTTTTGCGCGACAACAAAGACCGCACCTACATTATCAACGCAGTCCTCGACTTCACTTCCACAATCGGAAACGCATTTGTTTTGATGTATAACCTTGCCGCGCAAGCAATGAACGGGTTGGCATCATTGGGCAACCTCGCAACTAAAGCAATTGGTCTAGGCAACGTCTTTGGCGGCTATGAACAACTGGGCTATTTCGACATGAGCCGAACATCAAGTATGTCTAATGGCCCAACACCAATAAAACGCACCGACGCATCAGGCAATTCTGGGATGGGTTCAACAATTGTTGTCAACACTGGTGTTGGTGATCCTGTAGCCATCGGCAAGGCAGTCTCTGATGTGCTGAACGCATACAACAGACGAACCGGCAACGCACTAAGCCCGGGTTGATAATGTCCTATCCATCGCCCAAGGTTTATATTGCGTTCGCTGATGGCCCGTATGTCGCTGCACCCGCATGGACAGAAGTCACTGATTATGTGTACTCGGTAAACATCGAACGTGGCAGGGTCGATGATTATTCAAAAGTAGTGGGCACAGCAAGTGTCGTACTTAACAACAACACCAGACGCTTTGACCCATGGAATACGGCAGGGCCGTACTACAACAACCTTTTACCGCGTAGGCAAATCAAAATTGAAGGAGTGTCTGGTGTCAGCACTTTTAGTGTGTTTCGAGGATATATCGCAGGATGGCCAGCACAATTTGACAACGCAGGTAAAACAGGAACGGTCACACTGCAATGTTTTGACGCTCTGGCTTTAATGGCTCAAGAGCAACTAGGTGACACGGTGTACGACTACACCAAAACCTTGGCTCCAATTCACTATTATAGAATGAACGACCCACTAGGTCAGGGTTTCATGCTTGACGTTGGCAGCCGCGTTGCAAACCTAGGAACCGCCGGTGTTGCCTACAGCAAAGTTGATTCAGTGGTGCCAGCGCTGCCCTCACAGGCAACGCAAATCACCAGTAGTTACAATTCGGTAGCGAATTATGCTTATGCCGATTCTGCTGTTTCTGTTGCTATGTGGTTAAACCCAAATACCACTTCTGGATCAAATAGTGGTTTCAACGCAACCTTTTACTCAGCTACTGCTGGGGCAACTTTTCAGCCTGACGGTTCAGTAATTGTCACTGCCGTTGTTGGCGGCAATCAATACTCTGGTTCACCAAGCGTCAAAGCGCCTTCTGGTGGTGGTGCTATTCATATGGCAGTCACAGCTACAGGTGCCACAGTTAAAATTTATTTCAACGGGCAAGATGTGACACCTGTAATGGCTGCAGCTGGTTGGGGTTTTACTTATCCCGATCAAGTGTTTGCCACTGCCCCAATTATGCAAGAAATGAGTGTTTACAATTACGGCTTGACAGCTGCACAAGTAGCCAACCTCTACAACTTTGGTGCAGCAAACATCGTAGAAAGCAGCGCCCAAAGATTTACCCGCGTCACTGGCTACACAAGTTTTCCCGTATCGCTCACGAGTGTCACAACGACACCAGTGGCAACAGTGGCCGATATTGGGATGGTTGGCACCAACTTAAATAACGAATTGACAATGATAGACAACTCTGAAAGTGGCGTAATGTTCGCAACCAAAGCAGGTGTTTTGACTTTTCAAGACCGCAACTATTACTACACAAACACAAAATCAAACACTTCTCAAGCCACGTTTGCCACTGCATCAATCCCCTATGAACCCCAAGTATCAATCGAGTACTCAGGGGACAATCTAAGAAATGTGTATCAAGTCAATTTCACTGGCGGCGGTGTGTACCAATCGTCAAATACAACGAGCGTGACCGCCTACGGCAGAAACACCACAATGCTTGACACTCAACTATCTACAATTTCTCAAGCAATCACTTTGGCAAATTACGAATCCACG